GCTGGACGCCTGGAAAGAACGCAAGGCCGTTCATGACAGGCAGGCAGCAGAAGCCAAGGAAGCCGAGGCCAAGAGGCAGGAATATTTTAATTCCAAGTTCGAGGCCTATACCGCACGTAAAGCCGAAGTTGCTCCAAAGCTGAAGGACTTCGAGGACGTGGAGGAGACGGTTCGAGGCACGTTCGATGAGACACAGCTAGGTGTCGTCCTGGCCCACGCAAAAGACCCAGCGCTTTTGCTGTATGCCATTGGTAAAGATGAGAAGCGCTTAGCTGAGCTGGCGAAGATCAAAGACCCTGTTGAATACATATTCGCGGTCGCGCGCATGGAGACGCAGATGAGAACCCAGTCCCGTAAACCCCAGTCCGCGCCGGAAAAAAGTGTCAAAGGCTCTGCCAGCACGACCGGATCGGACAAGCGTCTCGATCAGCTATATGACGAGGCGGCCCGCACGGGCGACCTGTCCAAGGTCCGCGCCTACAAGGCCAGCCTCAAAAAGTAGCCTGATCTGGTCGCCAACCAGAAAAGGTAGTAAAATCAATGCCTAACGGCTTTTCAAAAGAAGAAGTGGTCGCGTTCGACCAGCTTCTTGAGGGCTTCCAGGACGCCCTCGTGATGTCGCGCAATGTGGCTGTGTACCGCACGGACCAGACCATGATGGAGCGTTCTAACGACACCATCTGGCGCCCGCAGCCCTACATTGGCCTGAGCTATACCGGGTCGGATGCAACGACAAATTTTACCGACTACACTCAGTTGTCCGTGCCTGCATCGATCACGACACAGAAGCATGTGCCGTGGATTTTCACGGCCAAGGAACTGCGTGATGCGTTGCAGGAGCAGCGGATCAGCCAGTCTGCTGAGCAGAAGCTGGCCTCTGACATCAACCAGGCGGTGATTGACGCGGCTTCTTATTACGGCTCCATTTTCGTCAAGCGCCCAGCCGCAGCAACCGGCTTTGATGACGTCGCCCAGATCGAAGCGGCGTTCAACGAATCGGGCGTGCCGTTCGAGGATCGCAAGCTGGTGCTTTCGACCCGCGATTATAACGGCATGGCCAGTGACCTTCAAAAGAACACCCGCAGCTTCGGAAATGACATCTCGGACAGCGCCCTTCGCCGAGCATCTGTTGGCATGGTTGCCAGCTTTGACACGTACAAGGCTGATTACCTTCGCCGCAAGGCCGCTGCTCTGGCAGTTGGCGGGTCTGCGATCACCACGAGCACGCTGGACGCTGCTCTTAACTATTACATCCCGAAGGCAACTTCGACGGCTGTAACGGGCGAGATCAACAACGTTGACAACCGCTTTGACAACATCACCGTGACGGATACGACGAACGTCGCCGTGGGCGATGCGTTCACGATTGCTAACGTTAACCGCGTCCACATGATCACCAAGGAAGACACCGGCCAGCCGATGACCTTCCGCGTGGTCGAGGTGGTCAACGGCACCACGATCAAGATCACCCCGCCGGTGATCAGCAATCAGGTTGCTGACCCTGCCTCTGCGCAGTATCAGAACTGCGTCGTCACCGCCAAATCGGGCACGGCCGCGATTACGATGCTGAACGTTGACCCTGGTTACATGAACCCGTTCTGGCAGAAGGACGCGATTGAAATCTTGCCCGGCCGTCTGGCTATCCCGAATGACGCCGGTGCGGCTGTCATGCGGGCGAGCACGGACAACGGGGTTGAGGTGGTGATGCAGAAGCAGTTCGACATCAACACCCAGCGCATCAAGTTCCGCGTTGATACGTTGTTCGGTGTTGTCAACAAACAGCCGCAGATGAGCGGCATCATCATGTTCGACCAGTAAGGAGCAGGTCCAATGAGCGCACAACAAGCAATAGGCCCATTCGGCTCCACTGAACTCACCCTGGCTGTTGGTCAGGCAGTGGCTGTCTCGTCCATGGGTGCCTTCAAAGTCTACCGCCGGACTGGTGTGGTAGCTTATTCATGGGTGGAAGAAGTCTCGGCATCTAATACCGAGGTGTCTGTCGGCCCCTACTCGGGCGTCACTGTGATCCGCATTGATGGCGGGGCATGGAACACGCTGTACAACCAGGGCACGGCAGCAGTTGCGGCCGAGACCTTCGCCGGGGCAGGCCCGACGCTTAATTCCTATGTGTATTTCAACCACTTCACCACGTATGACGCGACGGAGTGGACGATCACGACAACGGAAGCGGGCGCCGGTTCTGCGTCGGAAGTCATTGCCAATGAGGCAGGCGGCGTCCTGCTGATCACCAATGACGACGCCGACAATGACAATGATTTCTTCCAGCTCAAGGGAGAGATGTTCAAGTTCATTGCTGGCAAGCAGTTGTGGTTTGAAATCCGCCTGAAGACCAATGATGCGACGGAAACGGACATCGTTGCAGGCCTTCAGATCACGGACACCAGCCCGCTGGCAGTGTCGGACGGCGTTTATTTCATCAAGAATGACGGCGCAGCGACGGTGGATTTTGTGGTCAACAAGAACTCGACCCTCACGACAGCCAGCGCTGTCGCTACCATGGCGAACAACGAGTATATCATTCTCGGGTTCTACTATGATGGCGCAGGCGTGCTTGAGTACCGTGTTAACCGCGAGAAGATCGGCACTTCGGCGCTGACAAACCTCCCGGATGACGAGGAACTGACGGTCAGCTTCGGTATCCAGAACGGTGCTGCTGCGGCCAAGACCCTGAGCGTGGATTATATCCGCGTCGAGGCAGAAGCCTGATAGAGTGGGGCGGTGTAACAGCCGCCCCATTTCGTACGGGGGAAAGATGAATGCCATCGAAGAGCACACCCGCTAAAGGCAAGGCGAGGGTCAAGATCACCGCTGAAGGCAAAAAGGTCAGCTATGGACAGGCTGGCGAGGCCAAGGGCGGCGGGCCGCGCGTCAAGCCGGGGACGAGCAAAGGCGATGCCTACTGCGCACGTTCCGCAGGGCAGATGCGGGACAACCCGAAAGCTGCTAAAGACCCGAACAGCCCGCTGAGACTGAGCCGGGCGCGCTGGAAGTGCAGCGGCGAGAAGAGCAGGAGCAAGTGATGGCTAAAAAGCCCGGATTGTACGAGAATATTCATCGAAAGCGTAAGCGGATCGAAGAGGGCTCCGGCGAGACGATGCGCAAGCCCGGCAGCAAGGGCGCGCCATCTGCTAAAGCGTTTCGTGACAGCGCAAAGACGGCGAAGAAGAAATGATCGAGTTTCCCACAATCCTCTACCGTGTTCCCGGAACGTGGCCCGCTAAAGGCTTTACTTTTGCGACGAGGCCTGCGAACACACAGGATGAATACGATGCCGCTGTGGCCGACGGCTGGCATCCCTCGGTTCCTCTCGCTGAGGAAGCGTGGCGTAAACCGGCGGCGGTTCAGATGCCTCCCCCCCAGCCGCCGCCGGTCCCTGCGGATGATGCCCCGCCCACGCGCGCGGAGATCGAAGCCAAGTGCAGAGAGCTGGGAATTTCCGTGCATCACAAGCACTCTGATGCTACGCTTCTGAAGAAGATTGAGGACGCTTTGAAGGAGCCTGCCAGTGTCGTGGACCAAGCGTGACATCATCGGGCAGGCCTTTGCCGAGCTGGGATTGGCGTCCTACACGTTCGACCTGATGCCCGAGCAGTGGGAAGGCGCTTTGCGTCGTCTTGATGCAATGATTGCGCAGTGGGAAAACAAGGGCATCAGGCTCGCATGGCCCCTGCCTGTGAGCTTTGCGAACAGCTCAATAGATGATGACAGCAACGCGCCGGACACGGCCCTTGAGGCGCTTTATCTCAATCTCGCGGTTAGGCTGGCGCCAGGATATGGCAAGACGCCCTCGCCGGACACGAAATCGCTGGCGAGCACGGCTTACAAGACATTGCTTGCACAGAGCGCGCAGCCGGTGCCAATGCAGATCGATACCATGGCGGTGCCCGCAGGTGCAGGTTGGAAATACTGGCGTGGTTCAATGAACCCGTTCCTTGATCCGCCGACGAACCGGCTGGAAGAGGGTGATGACGGGTACCTGGACATTGGGGTGGAGCCGTAAATGGGCACGATTAATGAGCTGAACACGGTCGACACGGTTGCCGATGATGACAAGCTGGTCCTGTGGAAGACGCAGGCCGGGGCAACGCGGGCAATCACGGCGATAGATGCGGCGGCGTATTTCAGCCTTGCGGGCGGCCCGTATCAGCCATTGGACGAGCTTCTGACCGCGATTGCGGCGCAAGGGCCAAACACGTCTGCTGGGGATTTTATCCAGTTGACCGGGCCAGATACGGTTCGGGTCCGCAAACTGACAGTGGCGACCTATGCCGCGCTGACGGCCATTCCGGCAACGTTCCGGTTCGATGACATGCTTGTCTATGTTGCCAGCCGGGCAATTGATGGGGATGGCGGTGAGGGATATTGGCGGTTCGATGCAGGATCAAGCGCGACGACAAATGGCGGAACGATCCTTGCACCTGACGCAGGATCAGGCAGGTGGTTCAGGCTATGGGAAGGACCAGCGCGTTCTGACTGGTTCTACACACCGCATCCGTCCACTGTGCAGACAACCGCGCTACAGGCTTTCCTCAATTCTTATACGCAACTGGCAATTGATCCGGGCACAGTCGTATCAGGCCCTGTCACTATTCCCGCAGGTGTCACGGTCACCGGCACGCGCGATGCAATCCTGAAGTTCAACACCACGTCAGCGGCAAAGCACATTGAACTGCTGGGCAGCAACATCACGCTGGATGGTTTTACGGTCGATGGATCGTACACAACGAACACATTTGCCGGCGGCTACACAAGCGGCCATTTCGGCATTTACGTAGGCGGCACCAGCGGCACGAACATCAACAACATTGTGTTGCGCAACCTGCTAGTCAAAAACTACGGCGATACGGGGATATGGACGAAGTTTGTCAACTACAAAACCGTGCAGAGTTGCGAGGTCACGCGCTGCGGATATGCAGGGATGCAGGGTCTCTCAACGTCAACGGCGGTAATTGCGGATAATTACGTATACAATATTTTCCCCGGCGATGGCTCTCAGAATTGCTACGGTATCACTGAGACCAGTCAGAAAAGCCCCTTCGAGCGCGTGGCGCAGTACATCGTGTATCGCAACAATCGCATTGACGATGTAGTGCCGTGGGCCGGTCTTGATCTGCACTTTGCCAAAAATAGCGTGGTGCTGGGCAACACTGTCACGAATTGCAGCCAAGGCATCGCTTACGAAGGCGAGTTCGGAGCCGCTCCGCCTCCATCAACGGGCGATAACATCATTATCAGCGATAACGTAGTTACGGGCTGGTCAGGGGTCAGCACCACGAAAGACGGGCAGTCTTTTCGCAAAGTGGGCGGCATAGTTTGCAAGGGCGCGGACACCAATTACCAAGGCTCATCGCTTACGATTACGAGCAACAATGTCACCGGCATGGGCGACACGCGGGTTGGCGGTGGCGGTGCAGGTGCAATATATTTTGCCAGCTGGGACGGTGTCATCTGCTCGTACAACAATCTGCGTGACAATTACGTGCGCGGGATTTCGGCGTCTGCGGGGTCGGCTCCGGTCACCAAACTCGACTGCTCGCACAACGTTATCACCAATGTCACGCAAGACCCGACGACACTGGTCTGCCGCGGAATTGAGTTTTACGATGTGGACGGCAGCGGCGTAAACAATAGCGTGACCGGCCTTGCCAGCGGATCGGAACGGCTGTTCCAGACCACGCTTACGCGCCGGTTTGAGTTCATGCAGCTGAAGGAAACGCTGCTCGAAAACACCACCTATTATGTCCGATCTGACGGTAATAATAACAACATAGGTACAGCTAACACAAGCGGCGGCGCATTCCTGACGGTGCAGGGCGCGATTGATCATATCGCAGCCAATGTCAATACCAACGGCAAGATCGTCACGATACAGATTGCTAACGGTACCTGGACCACGCCTATTGTGGCTAATAGTTTCGAGGGTGATGGCACGATCATCATACGCGGCGATCCGAGCACGCCTGCGAACGTCGTGATTTCAACCACGTCTGCCATCTGTTTTACCGCAGAAAATATCAGTGGGCGGTATAAACTGGTCGGGCTAAAATTTCAGAGCACCACTTCGGGCGATCATATCTGGGCCGTGGGTCCGGTCGTGGTCGAATTTGAAAGCTGCGATTTCGGGACTGCGGCGGGGGCGCGTCACCATATCTCGTCTTTTTTTGGCGCACGCGTTATCGCTATCGGAAATTATTCCATAACTGGCGGCGCTGGATCACATTTAAATAGCGTCGAGGGTACGCTAGATATCCGTGACCGCACGGTGACGCTGACGGGCACGCCTGCGTTCTCCGTCGCTTTTGCGCAAGCCGGCAGGCTAGCGCATGTAATGGCGGCAGGGGCGACGTTTAGCGGATCTGCGACCGGCGTGCGTTTCATTGTGAACAATAACGGTGTGGTTTTCACAAACAACGGCGGCCTGACCTTTTTCCCGGGTAACGCTGCGGGAACCGTGTCCACTGGCGGACGCTACGACGCGTCTGCAACCGATCCGGAAAACGAGATTATCTCGGCCACGCTGGCGGTCGGATCAGCTGTAGCGCTCACGACAAACGTCACTTCTGACGTGACGACCATCTCACTGCCCGCCGGAAAATGGCGAGTGACGGGGAGCGTTGCCTTTGATCCGGGTGCCACTACATCGATTAGCCGCATGATTGGCGCGATCAACACCACGTCCGCAACAATTCCGACGGTCGATATAATTGCTGGAGCAGTGGTCGGCCAATCGTATGCGTCATTCGGGCCCGGCGCGACGGGTCAGAATTTCTTCGTCGGTGAGGCAATACTGACGCTCGCCAGCACGACTACAGTATACCTGATTGCGCGTGCGACATTTACGACGTCCACTCTGGCGGCGTATGGTAAAATTCAGGCACAGAGGCTGACATGAAAGAGCAGATTAAAACTATTCTGGAAAGCCTTGATGACGTCCACATCCGCAAGGTCGGCTACCTTTGGCAAATCCGCATCGGCAGCCATGCTGGCGCAAGGGAAGATGGCGTGGGCCTAGCCCGCGATATGCTCGCCATGCACAGGGCGCGTGAACGGGCTATGGCTGAGCCTGTTCCGGTTGAGATACCTGACTTCCTGCTTGAGCCGGAAGTCAACGAGTTGATTGAGGAACCGACGCCAGAGCCCGAACCTGTGCCGCTTGAGCCAGAACCCGTGCAATCTGTTCCCGAAAGCCTTCTTGACCTCGTTCGTGAGAATGAGCCTTACGGAAACACGCAAACACGGCTATGGTCACTATACCTGGAGCTGAACGGCAAGCTGATGCTAGGCCTTGCGACGCCAGAAGAAACCGCATTGCATAGCCGCCTACACAATGAATTGCACTGGTTCGCACCGCCTGTTGAAGGAGAATAAGAAATGGCCGCCGTACAGACATTCAACCCGGCATATGGCGGGGGCACGACGATCAGCGTGACAACGTCCAGTTCGGCCGTGCTGCGGGGCTATGGCTCTGCCTCGCTCTGCCTGACGAACCTGGGGAACCAGCCGGTTTACGTGCGCGTCTCGCGCGGGACCGTGGCGGCGACAACCGCAGACTATCCCGTGATGCCACTGGCACAGGTGACGATCACGAAGGACGTCTATCACGACACGGTGTCAGCAATTACGGCATCGAGCACGTCCAGCCTGCACGTGATTGCTGGCGAGGGGTTCTAGATGCTGAACCGGAGCAGGTACAGGGACCGGGCACGATTTGGCGAAACGCCAGGCACATCGCCCCAGGTTGAGATCGTCAGCCGCTCCGGCCTGCTGATCATATCGCGCTCCGGCGCACAGATTGTAGCGAGGTAAAAATCCAATGAGCACGATGAACATTTTCGATATGTCGGATACGTGGAACGCAGGCGGCACGACGTTCACCGCGATCAAGATGAACGTGACGGACACCGCCAGCGCGGCGGGCTCGCTGTTGCTGAATTTGCAATTAAACGGAGCGGATCGGTTTAAAATTGAAAAAACAGGCGCTTTTGTTGCGGCTCAAGGAAGTTTTACGGTTACCGCTTCGTTCAATACAGTTTTGTGGAACGATGCTACTTTTGGTTGGTCGTCCGCATCTGGTGTAACAACAGCAAGCACCGCCGACACCGTCCTCCGCCGCGACGCCGCCAACATCCTAGCCCAGCGCAACGGCGTGAACGCGCAGGCGTTCCGGGTTTACAACACGTTCACGGATGCGAGTAATTATGAGCGGGCGGACTTGGGCTGGTCATCCAACGAATTTTTCGTAGGCACAGGAAAAGCGGGAACAGGCTCTGGTAGAGCACTTGTGTTGCGTACGAATGGAAGTTCACGTTTCTTTCTACAGGCTACAAATGGTCATTTACTCGCATCAACAGACAACACCTACGACATCGGCGCGAGCGGCGCGAACAGGCCGCGTAATGTGTTTTGGGCTGGCTATCAGGAAATGTCTGAAGTGACCGCCCCCGCCGCCCCCGCAGCCAACGGCGTGCGCATTTACGCAGTGGATAACGGCAGCGGCAAAACCCAGTTGATGGCCCTTTTTGCCACGGGCGCCGCACAACAAATCGCAATTGAGCCATAAGGAACTCCACCATGACCACTTACACAATCCCCGTCACCGACGCCTACACACCCCCCGAAGGCCCCCTCACCACGAACGAGGCTTACGTCACCTTCGTCATGAACAAAGCTGTTGAGAGCTATCGCAATCAGTACGCCGCAGCCAATTTTGAGGATGGCATCACGGCTGCGCGCGAGGCTTACAACGCCAGCTTGCCAACCCCCACGGAAACCCCCGATGCAGCTTGATCTTACCCCCGCTCAATTCCAAGCCCTTGTCGCCCTGCTTGATCTCGCCATCAAGCAAATTGGCATTCGCGCGTTCGAGGATGACGTGGCAGGGTTGATGCAGGCCGTGAAGGCCGTGGCGAAACCGCAAGAAGAAGACAATGCCCCTTAAACCCGGCTTCTCCCAGAAGACGATCAGCGCCAATATCCGCACGGAGATGGCTGCGGGTAAGCCCAGGCGCCAGGCCATTGCTGGCTTGGTTTTGCACGCTTGTGTTATTGCCCGGCCCATTGATGTTGCGCTAGCGGAACCGTTTGTGGCGATGGGGCGGATGGGGCTGACATTGTATCACGAGGAACTGGAGTAATGGCCACTTATCGTCTTTGCAAAGTCTGCGGTGACATCCATGACGTTGCCATGTGGCCGGACAATCACCGTGAGTGGATGCCAGACAATCGCAGCGACCTCGCGGCGCCAATGCTGATCCGTGACAGCATGGACGCGGTCCAATCGATGCTTGACGGCAAGATGTACGACAGCAAGCGCAAGCTGCGCCGGACATACCGCGAGGGCGGGGTGATCGAAGTGGGGGATGACAAGTCTTACACCAATCCTGAACACATGCGGCGCCAGGCGCCCGCTGAAATCAAGCGGCAGAAAGAAAAGTCGCGCAAGAAAGTCGAAGCCGCCGTTGGCAAAGCCTTAAGCCAGGCCGGTTTTGGCGCGTAGAGTACCACAATCCCTCAGACGGAGACCACTAAATGGATGACCTCAACACACTGCCCGAAGCCGCCCCGCCTGTTGAGGCGCCACAAGCCGAGGCGCCCGCAAAAAGCCTTTCTGATGCGCTGGACGATGCGTTTGACAATGTTTTTGAGGACGTGCCGGAGATGCAGTCGGCCAAGGCGCGCGACAAGGCCGGGCGCTTTGCAAAGGCTGAAAGCAAAAGCGAAGTCGTTGCGAAGCCGAACGAAGTCGTTGCAAAGCAGAACGAAGTCGCTGCGAAGCCTGGCGAAGTCGCTGCGAAGCCGGAAGCTAAGCCTGCCGCCCCGGCAAACATCGATGAGGCCCCGTCGCGTCTTTCGCCTGAAGCCAAGGCCGCATGGTCTACGCTCCCGCCTGCGGTCAA